TCTACCTTTTAATATTATATCAATACCTGTTAAGATGTATGAACCCAATCCACAAGCAAGATTATATGTTCCACTAAAAGCTAAATCAATTCCAGTTAGTACATAACTTCCTACACCACAAGCAATTCTCCAACTCTTATAAAATGGTTTATCATATCCAGTAAGTATATATGAACCTGTTTCACAAAGTATTTTCCACCCTTTAAGTATGTTTATATTGTTTCCAGTGAGAATATATGAACCAGTTTCACATAATAATTTCCAATACTTTTTAAGTTCAATATCAATTCCAGTCAAAGTATATTCACCTAATTCACACAATAATCTATATGTTCTTTTAAATCCAATATCATTTCCAGTAAGAGTATATGCACCAGCCAAACAAGTTAAAACATATTCCTTAAATAAATTAATATCATTACCAGTTAATGTATATGAACCAGTTTCACAAACTAAATCCTCCCAATATCCATAATTTTCCAAATCTAAATTATCTCCAGTTTCCAAAAGTAGTTTATCTCCATCTTCTAATAATAAGTCGTAATATATTTTAGCCATAATCTTATTATTGGTCGCCAAAGACGACCAAAATATAAAACTACGCTATTGTCAAACAACCAGCACTTCCATCAAAGTCTAGGGTAAATGTTTCAAGATTTGCTAATGTAACTGCACTACCATAATCATAGTATGCAATCAATAGGTCATCTGTTGAAGAATCATCATATATATAGACATATTGGAAAGGGCCAACTGCACCAGAAGCAGTTAAAGTTAGGTCAGCTAATACTAATTTATATGTACCTGCTGTTTGTGCAGAACTAGAAACTGTTAATACTCTTGCTGAAAGATTGGTATAACTTACTTGTGTTAGTTCGCTTAATTTTGTCCAAGTAGAAGTATGTGCAGTATTGGTTAATGCTACTGTTAGTCCAGCACCACTTAAATCAATTTTCTTTTCTGCTAAACCCTCTACAAAGGAATTTACTTTTGTATATGTTGCCATTTTTGTTTTTTTATTTTAATTATTCGACCTTACTTAAAAGAACGATTTTTAGGGACGATTTTTGTTTTCAAATCTTTTCATATTCTTTTATTAATTCTTTAAATGTATTAATTAATCTATTTTCTTTATCGTGTTTATGTGGATGATGAAGTTTACATAACGTAATGCCATTATTAATATTGTATCTTTCTTCTGGAAAATCTCTCCAAGGAAGAATATGATGTGCCTCTAAATTTTCACTACTTCCACATATTTTACATTTCCAATTATCTCTTTTCTTAACTTCTTTACTCCAATCTCTATATTTAGAATTGTCTCTATTTTCTCTTTCTGGAATAATTCCATCACCATACCATCTTTTAAGTTGAGATTTTCTATTTTTCTCCCTAGACTCTATTGATGGACAATTACCTTTAAGTGCATTACTAAGATTTTCGCACCAAATTTTACTTCTTTTTGGTAATTTTTTCCCCTTTTTTAATAAACTTAAATGTAATTTTTCTTCATCTGTTCTTTTCTTTTTACTATTTGCCAATCCAATTTTTCTTTTTGTTTCTTCTGATAAAGGTTCTCTTTTTCTTTTCTTTGCAGACTCGCTCATTTTTTTACGAGTTTCATCTGTTGTAATCTTCTTTCTTCCACGTTGTTTGTAGTGGTCATATACTCCAGATGGCATATTATTTATATAATTTATATCGTGGAATAATGCAAGTTTTCAAATCTTTGTCTCGCCCACCATAAAACTTTGCTATATTATCTTTCATCGCACTTATTTGATTTTGCAAGGAAGATATAATACTAAGTCCCTTTGGCATAGCCCAATCCAATGCACAATTTAAGCTAACCATTCTATGAAAATCTTTTAAGAATCCAGGTTCTTTAGTTGTATCACTAACTACAAACTCATCAACGCCCCTACTAAGATATAATCTTAATCCATTTGTCAAAGTACAGTTTGTTGCATCTGGACTTGGATAAAGTTTAATTGAATTACCAACCATATCATAATATTCTGGTAGTCCTGTTGTTGAATATAATTCTTCTAAAGAAGTCTTTGTCATTCCTTTATCAAATGGGGTAACCTTTTGCCAATCACCATTTGCATCTAATACCTCTAATCTTTCAATCATTTGAGTATAAGAAGGTATTTGATAATCTCTTTGGGAGGCTACCAATGTTGTTGTAGCACTTGGAAGTGTTGTATAGTTTGAATCATCAAAACTCCACTCACCAGTATTTTGCCAAATTAATTGTGAGGTTAATTTAAGTGCTTCGTTTGCACTACGAGTAAAATCAGTAATTGGAAGTGTTGTTGTATCGGTTGACAAAATTCCACAAAGATTTAAACAGTCGTGGTAAAGAGAATTTTCTTTATTGGTGCTATTGAAAAATTGCATAATTTTATTTAATCAGCAACTGCTACAATATTTGTACAATCTGTTCCTGTTTTAAATACTTTCGTGCAAAGAACAGGTAGTAATGTTCCACTTGGAACACTTGTAAAAACAATGTCTTGTCCACCGAGTGTTGTTACTTTAATTAAACTTCCCGCACCACCAGTTCCTACATAAATTGCAGAATTATATTTACAAGTATGGTCTGTTGAACTCAATACTACTGCTTCTGCGAATCTAAAATTTTTAACATTACTGTCCATAATTTTATTTTTTAACTTTTCTCTTTTTAGATTTTCCTGCCGCACTTAATGCGATAGCGATAATCTGACTTCTCTTTCTTGGTTTACCATTTGCACCTTTTTCTTTACCTTTCTTTTTATTGTCCTTATAAAGGTCTTTTATATTTTTAGATACATTTTTTGTTAGGGGCATATTTATTTTTTCTTTTTAATTACTTTCTTTGTTTTGACTTCTGGTTTTATAATCACTACTGGTTCTTCTTTAATCTCTATCACCTCTTTCTCTTTATCTATTCCTCGTGCAGTTCTAAATCTTTCTAAACTTACCCACTCTCCATTTAATTGATATTGTGTTGGCATATGTTTATTTATTTAGCATTCTAATTGCTTGGACAGCCCAGTGAGGCATACAACCTGTTACTATTAAACTTTTAATAAACTTAATTTCTTCATCACTTAATTCAACTTGTTCTTTATTCCTTACTCTTTCATAAATATCATATCTCATAAGATGTTCTTCTTCTGTCATTTTACTGTGGTCTTGAACTTCATATAAAACACAATCTCCAATTATACTTCCCAATGTAACTTCTTTAAACTCTGTCTTTTTTATCTTCTCTCCATTTTCTTCTACTGTTTTTGTATATTCTAATTTTGCTATTTCTCCTTCTGTGTCTAAAATATTTTGCGTTAAATCTATTGTCATTTTTTTAATAAGTTATATTTATTGAATTGGCTTATTTGGTCGGCAATATAACTACCGACCAAATAATTTAATGTCTTACAACCAAAAGATTTTTAATAGAATCTATAAACTATGCTACTGTTCCGTAGGGAATGTAGTATGTGCTTGAACCAATCTTTATTTTCAACTGACCTTCCTGTGTAAATGTTCCTTTATTATTCGGAACAAAATTACTATTACCAGTATATGTATTTACTACACAACCAGCAACTTCATCAAAGTTCAAAACATTTGTTGTTAGGGCTGAATGATTGATATAAATAGCATTATCTACTTGACCACCATAGTCACTTGTTAAATAAAGCATATCAAGTTCTCCTGTTGCAGGTTCATCACCAGCGGCTACGTGTAACACACTAGCTAAACCAGCAGAATGAGATACTAATGTTCTTGTTCCTGTTCCGTCTAATACTCCCAATGTACCAAACTCGCAAATTGCTGCTCCGTTTAGTGTTCCGTTAACTATTGTTGAGTTTTGAGAACCAACTAACCAACCAGCTGTCATAGTGTTTCCAGCGTCTAATGACATATTGTTGATTTGAGCTCTAACTGCACTAGGAGCGGCTGTAGCACCAGTAGGAGTATAACTCCAGTGGTTTGCTACACCATCAACTGTTCCAGTTGTGTTTACAAATTCACCTTTAAATTCTGCACCACCAATTTCAGATGTATTAGCGTGGTTATGAATTTTTAATGTTTGAACTGCCTTTCCAGTATCATTACAGTATAATTGGTCAATCAATTTAGCTGTAACCTTAAATGTATCTGTTCCAGCATCTCCAATTGTTGTATTGCCTAAAACTGCGAAATCACCAGAAGCACCAGTTACCGTTACTGCTCCAGCATTTGTCATTGTAGCGTTTCCACTTAATGATACTACTGTTGCAGTTGTTCCATCACCAACTAAAATTCCTGTATCTGTTTTTACGCTTAATTCAGAAGTTACTCCAGAAGAATTACCAATGTATATGCTACCTTGTGCTAATGCTTCTTTAATATCTCCTTTGATTGTACCATCTTGTGCGATTACTTCTGTAACAACTCCTGCGTTCAATACAGAGAATCCACCTCCAGTACTTATATGCGAATATTTATGTGCCATATTATTTTATATTATTTTTATCTCCCTAAGGAGGGGGAAGGAATTTCGCCTTCCCTGTAGCCAAGAATTTCACTTGGTCGGTATTGACATAATAAGTTAATTATGTTCTTAAACACCAGTACTTCCGTAGACATTCAATGGCATCTTGTTGATTCCAGTTTTCCAATAACCAATTATGTTACTTCTAATAGATTCATTCTCTAATTTAATAGGGTCTTGGAATGTAGGAGTCTGTACCATACCACAAACAACTGGAGAGTCCATAATGTTCTCATCAATTAAGAAGAAGTTTGCTTTGTTGGTTGTACTAATAAAAGGTGTTTCAACAACCTTTAACATACCAGCATAGATATTGATGTCATCAACTGCTGTTGGGTTAATGTTTGAAGCAAACATTTGAATAGCTTTCTTAGCTGCTGCACTTCCTTTCTTAACCATAATAGCTGTCCAATTAAGAGGCATTTCTTTTCCAGATTGGTCGGTGAAAGCACCTGCATATTCCCAAGCTGTATCAATAGTTGTTTCACTTAATGCACCAGTTGTTTCGTTTGTGAAAGTACCACCACCATTATATGTGTGAGTTGCACAAAGTTCTAATCCATCAGGAGCATTTATTATTGAACTTGTATCAAAAGCGTGGTTGTATGCATAGAAAGCATCATCCATAACTTGTTTAGATACTGTCTTCAATAGTTGATTTCTCTGTTCCATTAAGTAAGCATCAATCTTAGTTGTGTCGTCACCTACTCTAACCATTGTTGTTTGAGATACTACCATACCAACTCCGTTTCTTCCAGCAGTTAGTGTGATGTTATATCCCTGGTCTAATGAAACTACATCAGGAGTTTCTAGTTCTCCCAATGACCTTGACCCTGTTAAACCTTCTAAACTTGAGAAGATTTCAGCATATTCATTAGTATTGTAATACTTAATAAATGGGTTGGCTTTATACTGTTCAAGGTTTGTTTGAAGAGCCAATTTGAATGGTTCTTGTAGCCCCTTGATGGCTAGATTTGTGTAATCAGCAATTGTTGTTGCCATATTGTTTTACTTATTTTACTTATTATAAACTCTTAAAATAAAGGTTTGTTTATCCTGCACTCTATTTTGGTTGTTGCCCCAACCACACCTGAATCTTCTGCGCCTTGTAATTGAATAACATCGGTTGTTCCACCAGTTACATCAATTAATAAGTCAGTTGTTCCAGAAATTCCTGCAAGGTCTCCCCTGTAGTTTTCACTCCAAGCACCATCACCTGTTCCAATTAAAGTGAATCCAGTTCCTTCTGTAACTTCTACAGAAACCTCACCATCTGCACTTCCATTTGGACAATAAGCAATTTTTGCTGAAGCTGCACCAGCCTTTACTATTAGATTTGTGTTTAATGCAACCAAGTCTCCTGGTTCAATTACCGTTGCGCTTGCAATCTCACAAACTCTAGTAGCGAAAGTTTTGTCTTGTCTTTTAATTTCAAAATCTTTAGCCATATTAGAATATTGGTTTAGCGATTCTAACTTCGACCTTAGATGTTGAATCTACAACACCTGAATCTTCTGCACCTTGTACTGTGAATACATTAGTTGAAGAAGTTGCAAGAGCAATAGTTTGAGTTGTTGAACTCATAACTACATCTACACTATCTCCTCTATAGTCTTCACTATATACTCTATCTCCTGTTCCTACTAAAGTAAAATCATTACCTACTGTAACTTCGGTTGATGTTTCTCCGTCAGCACTTCCGTTGATTGAATATGCGATTGTTGTGTTTGATGCGTCTGCCTTAACAATAAGGTTAGACTCCATAGCAACTAAATCACCTGCTTCAATAACCTCACCAGTGGCGACTTCACAAACTCTAGTTTGGAAATTAGGACCCTGTTGTTTTATTTCAAAGTCTTTTGCCATATTTTTATTTTATCTCGAATCCTCTTGGCATATTCTGTGAGAACTTTTCAAAGAATGGGTCTTTTTTATCTACCCCTCCTTGTTTACCATTTGGTTTCTGTAATAAGTTATCTTGTTTATCTTTTTCTCTCTTTGCGTTGAAGAATAATTTAAATCCTTCATCTTTAACAGCATCACTTAAAGA